TACGGCACAGAAGATTGGGATTCCTTCAACACGTTTGTTGTTGAGAATGATGTAGCTGATCTGTTTGAGCGGCGTATTTCGCAATCAAACATGGCACGTTACCTTGAAGAAAATCCAACGAAGATACCGCCCGGACTGAGTACCTTTTCGGATTTTGAAATTCGCGTTACTAAACCATCTAAGTGAGAAACATATGAGCAACCTTATTGAATTCAATCCAGCGCAAGTTCCTGCCTTCGCACGCAACAACGAACTCTCTGATACCGCCCGCGCATTAGCTGGTGGTCTTGGTGGGGGCGGCAAGAGCATTTCTATCAAAGGCGGCGTGTTCCGCTTAGTTGCAGGCGGCAAAGAAATCGCTGCTATTGATGACCGCTTCCTTGATATTGTTATCGTCAAGGCCGCACCGAATAACAGCCGCGTGTTCTATGAAGGCAAATACGATAAAGACGCTCCTGCTACGGCACCCGCATGCTGGTCTAACGATGGTGAACTGCCTGACCCATCTGCTAAGAATAAGCAGTCTGTCAACTGCGCTACCTGCCCACAGAACCAAGCCGGTTCAGGGCAAAATAATAGCCGTGCATGCCGTTATCAGCGCCGTATTGCAGTCGTGTTGGCTAATGATGTTGGTGGCGATGTTCTGCGCATGATCGTGCCAGCAGCGTCTATTTTCGGTAAAGAAGAAGGCGACAAGCGCCCACTGCAAGCGTATGCACGGTATCTGGCAGTGCAGTCCCCACCGATCAACCCAGAGCAAGTTGTCACGCGTATGCGTTTTGATACTGCTGCGGAGTCGCCAAAGCTATTCTTCCAACCCGTGCGCTGGTTGAACAATGACGAATACGCTCTGGTTAAAGAGAAGATGGTTTCTAGTGAAGCTGCATCTGCTGTGGTCATGACGGCACAAGCTGAGACCAAGCCAACGCCACCAGCACTGCCGGGTAAGCCCCCTGTTGTTGAAGCGGAGGAAGCCGCGCCAGCACCTAAAGCAGCTAAGGCTAAACCCGCGCCAGTGGTTGAAGACGAAGAGCCAGAAGTGCGTAAAGAAACTAAGAAGTCCGCAGCCGTGCCAGCTAAGAAGTCGAATCTGGCTGAAGTTGTAGCCGATTGGGACGACGAGTAACTAGTTCACGGGGGAAAGCGGATGCTGGCGTGGGATTGTTTCGGCAGTCGAGCGCAGCCAGACGCAGCGAGTACCCCACCTTTTACCCCACCTTTTAATGGAGAAATAAAATGGCAACTAAGAGAAGCTCTGTACCTGTACCTGTACACAATAAAAAACCTGTAACAGGCCAGCGCATGGACATGGATTTATTTTCGTGTTTTCAGCGTAACGGCGTACTATACATCCCCCATTACCGCGAGACCACCTTTGTAGGGCCGGGTTATGGCTTTCATAATTTTAAAGAATACACAGCAGTTGAGTTGGTAATGGCTGGCGCACAACGCATACTGCAACCGTTGTGGATGCGTTCCGCACATAAGAACACCTAATAAAGATAGCCCAGCCGGAGGTGGCGCTAATAACACCGGCAGCGGGGGCTGACGATCCTTTCGGGAAAGCTCCGTAGTCAGTGACCCCGCACCTAACCTAACCAGAGCAAACAATGGCCTACTCACAGAAAACAATCGACGCTGTAGCTTTTGCGCCGAAAACTGCAGGTAATAGGCTCGGACGTTGGGCAATACACCTTGAGTTCCCCGTAACCAAAATTGCATACGCGTTAGGCGTTACGCGTCAGACTGTATACAACTGGTTCATGGGTAAAGATGTGTTCATTGCGTACCAAGATCGAGTCGATTTACTTTTACAAATTATGCAGTCGTCTAAAACGGCTGATGAAGCATGGAGAAAAATATGTCAGACATACAACCTCAAGCCCTAACCAATAGTGAACTAGAGCGGTTTGCCTACATAAACCAAAATAAGCTGCCACCTAATTGGACGGCAGAACTTATGAAACGCTTCGTAGAAATGGATGTTAGTACAACACCAGACCCACGCCAACGGCCACTGTTTTAAAGGAATATTATGAACCCGCTTGATTTTATGGCGGCAGTTCTTCCACCACCGGGTAACGGTAAGTACTGCGTGGTCGAGCTTACAAATAAAAAAGAACATGTTTTCGCGGAGACCCTTGATGCGCTAACCCCAGTAGTAAGTAAGTGGACGTTGAGTGGGTACGATACGTACTTCGCTCTCGGCACGTTTGAAGAGAACAACCGACAGGCCAACAATGTGCGTATGGTTAAGTGCTTAGCTATCGACGTTGACTGCATGCACAAACTCGATCTGCCTGACGCTAATGGCGCAGTAAAACAAAAGGCATACGCTTCCCCCAAAGCTGGGTTTGAAGCTATCATGAAATTTATAGAGACCGTCGAGCTTACTGGTCTTGGGCAGCCGTGGCTTGTTAACTCAGGCGGCGGTGTACACGCATACTGGCCGTTAACGGAAGCCGTATCTGTTGCTGAGTGGAAGCCAGTGGCCGAGCAGTTTAAGCGCTTGTGTTTTTCCAAAGGTCTTCAGATTGACCCGACAGTTACGGGCGATGCTTCACGCATTCTGCGTGTACCGGGTACGCTTAATAACGGTGTGAAGGGCGGCAAGAAGGTACGCGGCACAACTAACGTGCGCTTCATGAACTCTGGCGACGTATTTAACATCGACGATATTAAGGCGCTGGTTGCTAAACATCTGGTGGGCACAGCCTATGAGGTTAAACCAACACCAGCGTTTAATGTTATCGAGCTACCCGGAACACGGCCAACTGCAGCGCCAAGCACCGGCAGCGTCAAGCTATTTGAAAACTCGACAACCAAGTTCCGCACGATTGTGGAGAAGTCCAAGGCCGGTAAAGGCTGCGATCAAATCGCATACTACATGCAGAACGCCAAGGATGACGGTATGGAGCCGTTGTGGCGTGGCTTGCTCTCTATAGCGCAGAAGTGTGAAGAGAGTGAGAAGGCTGTTATCTGGTTGTCGCAGATGCACCCATACGATGAAGATCGTATGCACACTAAACTGCGGGAGATTAAAGGCCCATACCCTTGCGTCAAGTTCGATAGCGAGAACCCTGACATTTGCCCGCACTGTACGCACTGGGGCAAGATCACAAACCCGCTAGCTCTTGGGCGTGAGTATGCTGTAGAGACTACTGCCAAGGAAGTTGATGTTGGCGTTGCCGATACTGCGCGTAAGATACTGCGCCCCGAACCGCCACGTGGCTACGCTTACGGTAAGAACGGCGGTGTGTTCATGGAGAAGGACGATGAGGATGCCGATGGTAATAAGATCAAGCGTCAGGTAATGCTGCTGCCGTTCGACTTGTTTCCTGTGGATATTCTGAATAGCTCTGGCGACCACACAGTACACATGATGGCGCTGCGTCCTAACAACGCACAGACAGTTACGTTCCCCCAAAAAGCAGTAGTCAGCAAAGACGAAGTTGCCAAGCACTTAGCAACCCAGAACATTATTGCTACATTTGGGGCAGGTAATGATAAGAACTTGTTCGACTACATACGTGCTTGCGTAGAAAAGATGAGTGCCGAGAAAGCGCCTGTAATTGTTCCTAGCAGTTGTGGCTGGCAGGCCGACGATACCTTTGTGTTTGCTGGCAAGATATACACGAAGAACGGCAACATCGAACTGCCTATGGCGGGGCTTGAGAACATCATAGCTAATACGCAACCCACAGGCTACATTGAGAAGTGGCGTGAGTTTATTAATATGCTGATTCGCCGTAAGCTGTGGGATCAGCTAGCCATCATTCTAGCTGGCGCTAGTGCGCCGTTCATGCGCTTCACCGGCATCTACGGTATGACTTATCACTGCGCTTCTACTGACTCGGGTACGGGTAAGTCACTGGCGTTGGAAGGTGCTGCGTCTATCTGGGGCCACCCCGTACACTACCGTACAGGTAAAAGCACATCAGGCGTTACCATGCAGCAACGCTTAGGTCTACTACGCAGTATGCCGCTCATCACCGATGAGATCACCAGCAAAAATCGCAAGGAATTTGATTGGTTCTCAGAGTTCCTGCTTGATATGACTGAGGGTCGTGGCAAAGAACGTATGGAGTCCGGCGCTAACAAAGAACGGCTGAATTTGTCTACGTGGATGTCGGTTGCAATTATGTCGTCCAATACATACGTGCTAGATCACTTAACCGGCGCACAGAAACACGCAGCCGAAGGTGAGATACGCCGTGTGCTGGAATTTGTCATGAACGACAAACTGAACTGGGAGCCGTATGAGGTTGAGGTCATTAAGTCGCTATCAGAAAACTACGCGGTTGCAGGCCACATTCTTGTCGAGTATATGGTGCGCCATGTTTCTGAAATTAAAGCAATGGTTCCGCAAGTTGTGCAGCGTATGTACAGGGAAATGAACGCAACGAACGATGAGCGTTTCTGGATGGCCGGTGTAGGCGCTTGTGTAGTGGCCGGCATTATTATGAGTGACCAGCACGCGGGCGTAGTTAACATTCCTATGGAACCTATCATTGAGTCGTTCAAGCGGTCGATCAACTATATGCGCAGCGGGTTGAAGGCTAGTAGCCGCAACGCAGAAGACGTACTCAATGCATTTACCCGTGAGTACTACGGCAACTTCATCATCGTTAAATTCAACGAGGCATCCGGCGTGCTGGCTGAACTCGGCAACGGGACAGCTATCGATGCGTCAACTACACGCTCGAATGTAATGGGTAGGATTGAGCATGGCGTAACTGCGGGGTACATCGACTACTATATTGAAGAGCGCCTGTTAAAGACGTTCTGTTCCACAATGAGTTTCGGGTACGCCGACTTTAAGCGTCAGCTTGAGACCATGTTTGCTGTATCACACATGCAGAAGAAAGACCTGATGGCTAAGACTAAAGGGCCACAGATGCGTGTGGGTGTGCTAAAAATTACCCGCAAGGTAGATGATGAAGAAGTTGCAAATTTTATACCCTTGGCAGCAGCTTGAGAAAGGGCAGGCTTTCTTCGTACCTTGTTTGGACACGCAAGCCATCAGAGAAGATGGCTTGCGCAAGGCTTTAGGTTTTAGACTTTACGACGCCAGAGCTACCGTAGGTATCAAGTACGGTAAGCTAGGCGTTATCTTTTTTCGGACACCGTAAGTAAACGATCCGCATACAGCCGGCGCATTTCATTTATTTTTTTGATGCGTTCGGTTTTTTGTTCTTCCGTCATATTAGGCGTGGCTCTAACTGCACGTTCCATCTTAAAAAACTCGCCCATCTTTTGCTGGACACTGCCGGATACGGAAGCAGATGCAATTAAGTTGCGATACTCTTCCAAGAACTCTTTAGCCCCCGCTCTATCGCCAGATTGCAGCCGACGCGTGTACTCACCCTTAGCCTGCTGAATCTCAAGCATCCGTTCATACGCTGCGTCAATCGTACCTCGGCCATCTACCGGCTGGAACATACCCCCAATAAACGCATTCTTACTAAGTTCCTTTGTTGGCTTAGGCACATCATCAGCTTCTTCGTTGAGTATAGGATTAGCCAAAGCCGCAATTGCAACACCCATGCCACCAAGATACCCACGAATTAAGTAGTCCAGTTTGATTGGTGTGAGTTTGTCACTTACCTTACCTGTCACGCTGCCAACAAGTTTAGAAAGTTCTGTTGTGGTGTCTCGATAGCGCGTTTCCGGAAACATGGTTTTAATCTCGCGTTGAGATTCGATGTCGCCACCAAAGAACGACTTATTCAAGTACGCTTCCGTAGCCGGCTTAACCGCCGCTGGAAGACTAATAGGATTAGCTGCCCATATGAGCTTGCCCATACCCTTAGTAATATCTTTACTACGCTCGTCTTTTGCCATCATATTCACAAGCGCCTCGGGCAAAGCCTTGAAAAAATACCCAAGCTCAAACGGTATTGCTGCACGTATATGCTCTCCCCCAAACGGATTAGGTACAAACCAATTACTAAGACGCTGTTCGGGCGTAGCATTACGGTAGTCCTCGTCGTCTTGCATAGCCAAAGCGTATGCAACGGTGCCTGCCGCAAGCAGTACACCCCGTGACCACAACTTTTGTCGAACCTTTAGCTGGTCGTTGTAAGGCATCCGACCCCTGAATGCGCGATATATAACGTCAAGACCTTGAATCTGTGCGTTAAAGAACGGGATCATGGTGGACAGCGCCTTCATACTAGGCGAAACGCCTTTGCGGCTGAAGTTCATTGACTCCAGTGTGCGCAGTAAAGACTGCATGTCAGACATGCCCTTGTTTATAGAATCTCGATACACAACAGCGCGAGTAGCAGCATCGGCTTGCATAGCGAAGGCATCTAACTTAGCCATTGCTTTTGCCCAGCCGGGCTTACCCGCACTTATTTCGCGTAATACTTTTGCTGCATCTTGCTTGTCGCCGGTTAGCACGTTACTACTGATAGCACCAGACTCCATCAACTTACGCTCTACTTCGTTGCGTCCGACCAGCGCAGTAGCCATCTCTTTAAAGGCATTCATTACCGGCACACCCGACACGCCGGTAGTTAACCACGCTGTCATTGGGTCACGAATAAGTTGCCTGATTGAGTACGTAGGGGATCGCGTAACCATCTTTCTTAGAATGTTAGCCGGAACCCCCATAGCATCGATGATTGCAGGCATGCTGGTTTTTATACCCTCAAGACCGCGCACAATCAGTTTGGCAGGGATACCGTACATGTCGGTGTCGATAGTAGCGAAGTGGTCAACACCTTTGATCTTAAAACGAATAGTGTCTTGACTGCGTGGGCCTGCGCCTTTACCAATACGGCTAACAATACCAATACGCTTTAGCATCAGGCTAGTATCTTTAACGGCGTGATTACGTAGTGCCATATCCGTCAGCATAAACGTGTTCTGAACAGCACTAGCGAAGACCGGCATAATCTGTGTATTACCGCCAAGAAGTTCTTGAAGCTGCGGCTCGTCTTTAATATTGCCAATCGCTACAATATTTTCAGAGTCTATGACCAGTTGCACGCCATCGTTTTTAACACGATAGAACGGAACGTAGTTGATAGCCTTCAGCTTAGAAGCAACTTCGGCTTTCATGGTGC